CAATCTCAAGAGCAATTTGCTCAGAAAGGATAGAAGTCAACTCAACCTCAGCATCCAAGTTGTGGTAAGCGTTCAAGTCTTGACCCAATTCTGGAGTCCACTTGGCTTTCAACTTCTTGGTTTGTGCTGTGATAGCACTGCTATCGACCTTAATATCGATCTCAGGGATATCAGCTTCGCCTTCCATCTGCAATGAATACGACTGAATACCACCAGCAGGGGCAGTTCCAGCAGCAGCCGTATCTTTAACTGGGAATACAAGAGCATCAACAGCAAGAACAGCAGCATCGAATGCACCAGTTTGACCAGCACTAATGTTGGTACCAACAACGACATAACGAACAGCAGCGGCTGCGGCAGTCAATGTAGATTCATCAGGAACCTCTGTCAAGCGACGAATTTGACCAGTCAAAGTAGTAAAAGCACTATCAGTAGAAGTCAAGTTAGTCAAGTTGATTTGGAATGCAGACATGTTGTCATAATCAGGTGCACCAAAAGCAGTATCGTGATCAGCCTTAGCAATATCAACAATACCGACCATAAGTGAACTATCTGTGACAGACAAAAGGTCTGGGTCAAACTTAATAAGTTTTTTGTTTGCTTCAGTAACAGCACCATCAAGTGTGAATGTTGAAACAAGATTACCGTTTGCAGCATTTTGTGCAACTGTTGTTTGGTTACTACCACTTGGAGAACCGTAAGCCAAACCGACCATACCGCGAGGACCACTTTGGTCTGCTTTTGAAGTAGAGTTAACAATGCTAACACCTGATTCAATTCCAGAACCTAACTTGTCAGTACCGTAAATAGAAGCAGTACCGTCAGTAGTGTTACCAAAACGAGGATCGATTTGTGTGCCTGATGCGCCTTCATTTGGTGAATATGCGAAATCAAGGAAGAAGATGAGGCCAGATGGCAAACTCATCGGTTGAACACTAACAAGATCGTTAGCGATAAGACCGGCGAATACACGACGGACAATTGGGAATGCTACAGCGGCGAAACCTTCAACATCGCCAGCACCCATAGAAGAACTTTCACGAAGAAGCTCTTTTGCTTGGTTTTCCAAAAGACGAGCCATTGAGTGCTTTTGTCTCTCGGTTTGAAGACCTTCAAGCAAACCTGTTGCAGACCATTTGTTAAGAAGAGCGGCGCCTTCTTTGGCCATGTCACGGTTTACTATGCCTTCTGTAAGTGTACTAAGAATAGACATTTTATAACCTCCTTATAATGTCTAAGAAAGACCAGCGAGTTTCTTCATTCTATCAGAGAAGGAATGATCTTGTGTCTCGTTGATATTTCTTTTTGATCGTTGCAAAATATTAGACAAATTAGGCTTTCTGTTAACAGACTCGCTCAATGATTTTGGACCATCTTTTTTGGTAGATCCCACTGTAGCTTTAAGAGTCTCACAAAGAGCCTTTGCTTCATCTTTTGTTTTTGCGTTGGCGATGGCTTCAACAATTTTATCTTTTTGTCGCTCATTCAAGGAGGCATCGCCTAATATTCTATTAGAATAAATCAATTTTGCATTTGATAGCATTGATTCTTCTAACTTATTATTCATCTGCTTTATTGCAGAATATAATTCTTTATTTTTTGTCTTGTAAGATTCGATTGACTCTTGCATATCTTTTAATTTCTTTTCAAGTGCCTCGTTCTCTTCTTTATATTCAGTTGATTCGGTCTTGGCTAATTCCATTTCTTGGTAATATTTCAATTTACCAGCATCTGTTTGAAAGGTGCCATCTTTGACTTGACCCATATCCACAACCAACTCTTCTTCTAATACTTCTTCTTCTGTATCTTCGGAAAGCATATCAAGTATTTCTTGAATAGCAGCGGCATCATCATCTTCTACTGGCTCTGATTCTTCTCCAGCAGCAGCATCAAGACCTAAGTCAGCCATAACATCTTCTGTTGTCTCTTGATCAGCTTCAACAGCTTGTTGATCTTCTTCTTGAGCGGCATCTTGTCGTAAGTCGCCTAAATCAAGAAACATATCTGCATTAAATTCAAATTCAATCCCTAAATCAACTTCTTGATTTGGATTTTGATCTGCAACGGCAAAAGGTGCTTCAATCGCGGCGGCTGGGGGTGCTTCCATTCCCATCTCTTGTTCCACTATTACACTATCATTTTCCAGCAGGGAATCAACCGCTGCTTTAATTTCTGGTGCATACTTCTCAATAACTGATTGTTCTGCGTTTTTAAGGGCTGCTTCGCGAAGGGCGGCGGCATCCACAATTGCTTGCTCTAACATTGAAGACATTAAATTTAACTCCTAAGATACTATTAACAAGAGTAAATAGTGTTTTAAAGAAGAAAAGTCCTATTAGTCAATTCCATAATATTCAACATACACTACTACGGTAGCTTCGCCATCGGAAGAGGTCCCATTGGATGTTCCAGTGTTGACAAGATAAACATACCTGTCCTCATTTCCAAGCCAAATTTGTGCATCAAAATTAGTCCATACTTTTTTGCCATCTTTTAAATCAATATCTGTAGCTGAAGCATTATCGTCTGATGATCTTGTTCTAGCATTACCAGCACCAAGAAGCTCTACTTTATTACTCAAGGTGGCATCGATAGCAGCACTTGACTCAGAAGCAAGAAATAAAGCAGCATTATGTGTACTATTAGAACTTGCAGTCTCAACTACTAAAATGATCTTTGAAATGAATGAATATGCTGGGATTTTAAAAGCCTGTCCCGCTGCATCTTTGAGTTGTCCTATAACAGTTTCATCAACATTGTGAGCGGGCATTCCAGCACCGCCACCAAGGGTTCCGATTGCAAGATGGTGCCCCTTGTCAATAGAAAAAGCGGATGGAGTTGTTCCATTATGGGAAACCCCCACTCTACCATTATGTATTTGAATAGCTGAATTATCGCCAACTGAAGAGCCTCCACCGATCATAAAGGCACCGTTATTACTATTATAACTATAATCAATAGCAACATAATAGTCAATACCTGCGATACCAGAACCAGTACAGTTTAAAAGTATTCCGCAATCTTCTGCATCGCCATCTCCGATCGTTATGAAAGGAGTGATACCGGAAACTAACATATCCCCTTTGACCTCTAAGGTTTGTGAGGGATTGTTTAAACCAATTCCAACTCTGCTGTTAGGCTGATCGATGAATAAAGTGTTTGAGTTAAAGTTAAGACTGTTTGGGATCGTGACGGCAGTTCCATTGATTGTTGTAACATCGCCCGATGCATCACCAAGTGTGCTATTACCATTAATGGTTAAATTTGAATCAAAAATAGCACTACCAGATGGTGTTATGGTGAGATCCCCATTTGCAGCAACAGTAAATTCAGCGGCTTTAGCAACTGTGTTTGTCAATTTGAGTTGGGCTGCTGTAGAAGATGAAACTTCAAGAGGCACTGTGGGTGTGTCTGTACCAACACCTACATGCCCTGTTGCATTAAAAACTCTAAAGTCTGGACGAGAAGAATTAATTCTAAAATCTGAATTATTAACTGTTGTGGTATCGTTGTTACCATTCATATTTAAATGCTGGCCATTTGCGAGTGTAAAGCTAATACTATTATTTGAAAGAGAGATATATGTATCCTCATCGCCTTCATGGGAAATCCTATTAGCCAAGGTCATATAAGAAGCACTAATGTGATTATCTACTCTCAATGTTCCTCCGACATTTACATCACTTGAAGCACTAACTTGGCCCGTAACTGAGACAACTGTTCCATTAAAAGATAAATTTGCATTAGTAGAAATTGTTCCAACACCACCATCAAGCAGAACCCTATTAGCATTACCAAGAGCGGAGGCGTCGGTGATTGATTGGTTTGTTAATATTTGTGCTACGGTGGATTTTTTAATTGTTCCACCATCATCAATAAAAAGTGTTACACTTGATCCCGGTGTGGTTTGAGCGGCTACTCCAGTGGTTGTCAGTGTAAGTCCACTGTTGTCTCCAATGCCCCCAGCAGAAGCTTTTTGCACTTGGGACCCAAGAATGTTAGTTCCAGCCCAGGCACCATAGAAAGCAGAGCCAGAAATATTGCCAGAACCAGAAATTGAAGTTGCCTTAAAATCCAAAACTGAATTGTCAAACGTTAAATTTGCTTCACCATTTAAAGCATCAGCGGAACTAAATGTTGCAATTCTGTTATCAGCACCATTTGCAACGGCGCTAACAGCACCTCCTGATTCTAACAATACACCATTTGCATAAAATGCAGAACCAGAAATGTTTCCAGAGCCGCTGATTACACCATTGACATTGACGGCATGATTGGTATTGTGCACTCCACCAACTTGAAGTCGAGTGGTGATATGTGCCGTTGTTCCAGAAAGGTTTGTTATTGTTTTTTGACCCGATACGGTTTGATCAGAGTGGGTATCTACAACATTCTCAATTGTTCCTTGACGTGTTCCAACGAAATTAACATTTCCGCTCATAAGATTATATGACATTTGTGTTCTCCAAAATTTATAATAAATAGTTTATTTTTTTATAGTTCTCGGATGTTTAAGATATTCTCAACCAGTTGGATCCATCGGAGATCAAGAACATACTTTCATTATCCGAGTCCATCGTTCTTGTTGCGGAGCCATCAATTGTTTGAGAACCATTTCCATCGACTGTGACTATCTTACCTTCGGCATTACCTGATATCTTTATAACCACTTGGGCATTTGAGGAAGCAGCAGGTAAAGTAATTGTAACATCGCCTGGTGCTCCAATAAGATTAACAGGTACAACTTCATTGTTAGAAGCAGTATAATTTCCTGTCTTTGGAGAAACAACGGTTAAGCTACTTCCACCGCCGCCTCCTCCACCGGAAGCATTAGCAAAAGATAGTTGCCCACTTCCGTTTGTTTGGAGAACTTGATTATTCTGTCCGTCTGTAACTGGAAATGTGTAAGCACCATTAAAAGTTATGGCTCCACTTGATCCCGAAATTTTAAATCTATCAGTACCATTGGTTACTAAATGAATCGCATCTTCTTCAAAATCAATACCAGTATTTCTATTGGCATCATCAGAGCCAGAAATATCGCCCATTATTTGATAGCCGCTTGAATACTTATATGACATTATTTTATCCCGTGATATCCAAGGGTTTTTCTCGCAAGGTATTTGATCTGATTTGCTGATAATTCTTGATTGTAAATTGCACAAGAAGTCTGAACAACAGTTGAGTTCAAGCTATTCGAAAAGTTATAAATTGTACCCAATGAAAAATATCCAGAATTTTGTGCTGCATCTTCTCCCGGTGCTTTAGAGGTTGTCCCAGAACCGACTTCTGTGCCGTCTAAATATATTTTTACTCCGGTGCCGTTTGAGTCTCGTGTAAATGCAATATGGTGCCATTCATGATTGCTTGGCACAGTTGTGTCCGAGTTAACTCTATGATATGTTCCTTGAGAGCTTTCGTGCAAATAACTAATCTCATATGGCAGAGTTGAGTCAAGTTTTGTAATTTGAAGTGCATACATCGACGGTCCGGCAGCACCTGCACCATCAAAAGATACAAAATAATGCTGATTACTGGTCGAATCCGGTTCATTTGCTCTTGTTCTAAAGAGGCAACAAAACGACATTGCACCTGTATATTTAAAATCAGTAGTACTATTACGATAATAATCAAAGTGTGATAAACCCCCGGCTGTATTAGGAATAAAATCGCCCTCATCAAGTGCTGCATCATTCTGAGTTAATGTTTTTGAATTGCCAGAAGAGTCCGTTAGTAAGCTTCCAGAGGCAAAATTATAAAGCCCAGTTGGACTAAATGTTGTATCATGTGCATTTTTTAAAAAATTTTCTTTCATTACCGACATTATGCTATCCTCCACCAGTTAGAGCCGTCAGAGACGACATGCATTATTTCGTTATCCGAATCCATCGTTCTTGTTGCGGATCCGTCAATTGTTTCTGAACTGTGACCATCAACCGTGGCAACATATCCATTTGCTGCTCCAGCAATTTTCACAACCACTTCAGAATTCAAAGAAGCGGGAGGCAATGTTACAGTTACATCGGCACCAGCAGTAGCCAGATTAACCAAGACAACATCATTAGCAGATGCTGTGTAGTTGCCGGTTTTTTGTGCTTGAATACTTAAGTTTCCACCGCTTCCGCCACCACCGGGGTTGGCATCAACTGAATTTGATAGAACAGTCCAGCCGCTTCCAGTTGATTTCAAAGAAACGCGGCCATTGTTTGTGCTAATGGTTAAACTTGCACTTCCACCGATGGTCTGACCACCTGTAGCATTAATTGTAATATTATTAGAACCAGCATCTCCAACGGTGTCGGTGATTGTCCATACAACACCAGCATCAGGAGCGGTTCCTAAATTAATTGTTTTTCTTGCGGTTGAGTTTGCTAATACTCTCCAACCACCTGCGGGGCTTATAGTAGCTCCGTTTGCATCTGTAATAGCCATATTCTTCCTCCTTTGAATAACAGCTTAGAGTTGTTTATAAGTAGTTTTTATAAAATTGTTTTTCTTATTCTCGAAAAGATATGAAAAAGGGGGGCCTAAACCCCCCTAAAACAAATAAGTTTTTTTATAGGACAAACCATGCAGAGCCATTACAAACTAGTGTAACACCAGCATGAGGTGATTCAAGAACAATGGCCGTGACACCATCAATTGTTTCAGAACTATTTCCGTCAATTGTGATATTATTACTGTGTGCATTTCCACCGACATCTTTAATCTTTAATACTCTCCCACTGTGACTGCTCGCAGCAGGTAAAGTAATAGTGATTGCATTGCTAGTAGAATTAGCAGCAACAAAATAATCTGTGGCAGCAATAGTATAGGTTGCAGAAGTAACCGAAGTTACTTTTCCAGCCTGTGCTCCATTAAAGGTTACTTTAGCATCGAAGCTAGCATTCCCTTGAAAAGCAGATGTACTATTACAATCCAAAGTTCCATCAATCTGTAACATAGAGCTAAACAAAGCATCTTCGACCACAGTTAAGCCGCCGCGAACAGCAGCGGTTTGACCAGGAAGTGCGAGATTAACAGAACCAGAAAGATCGACATCACCCTCTTGTGTAAGGGAGCCGCTCATTATGGATTCTCCTACTTGGTATTTATAAGCCATTTTTTATCTTTCCTCCGAATAAAAAAGGGGGAGGGGAGACCCCTCCCCCAGCAAATAAGCCAATAAGGCGAACAAGAAGTTCGACCTAGAAGACTCTCCATGTATCAGCAGCAACATATACCAATTCAACAGCAGCGAATGGTGATTCCAAACGGATTGAGGTAGCACCATCAATTGTTTGAGAACCAGCTTTGTTGATTGTAATGTAACGAGCAGCAGAACAGTCACTTGGAGCTTTAACTTTAACAGACTCACCAACAGTCATGCCAGCAGAAGCTGGAAGAGTTACTGCGTCTTCGCCATCAGAACTCATGTCTGCGAAGTAGTTAATACCAACAGCAAGTGTATCAGCGGCAGCCTTAAGAGCAACAGCAGCAGTACCACTACCGATGTAAGTCTTAAGACGAGACATAGTACATTTACGGTTAGTTCCACCAGCACCATTGTCAACGATGAACAAGTCAGCATTAACAAGAGCTTCACCGATATCGGTAGAACCGTCGATGTCAAGCTTGTCAGCTTTGATAGAACCGTCAACAACAGAAGCATTAACGACAGCATTTGCAGCCAATTCGTCAGCACCGACAGCATCGTCAGCAAGCATAGCATTTTCAACAGCACCGGCAGCGATAGTCAAAGCACCACCAGCAGCGATAGTTGCATCACCAGAAACATTACCGAAAATTGAATCCTCAAGATTTGAGAATGTAACTTTCTTATTGGTTCCATTTGCGCCGTCATCAATAACTAACAAGTCGGCCTGTGCTATTGATGCACCACCAAGAGCAGACAAGCCATCAATATCCAATTCCATGACACCACTAGAAGCAGCGAGACCAGAACCAGCAAACAAGTCAGCAATCTTATCGATTGATGTTTGTTTCATTGTTCCACCATCATTGTGCAAGAAACCATCACCAGAAGCAAGAGCAGTTGTGCCAATAGTAGACGCACCATCAAGGAGAGCGAATTCAGCAGCAGTAACAGCAGCAGAAGCATCTGTTGCGGCATCAGCCAAGGCAGGGATGTAGAAAGTACCAGCACTCAAAGTAGGTAAATTAAGAGTGGTATCAGCAGCCGGTGTTGCACAGCTAAGAATGGTTTCGTGAGCGTCAGCAGGACCTTCAAAAGTGAAAGAGCTTGAAATATTAATTGTAGTAGAATTAACTGAAGTGGTTGTACCATTAACAATTAAATCACCACCAACAGTAACAGGACCACTGAAGCTAACGGTATCATCTGCTTGAGTACCAAAAGTAACATTACCACCCAAGTCAACATTGAAGTCAAGCTTGGTAGCAGCGATAGCAGCAGAGTTGCTAACAGCAGCATTAACGATAGCTCCGTCAATAAGTTCGTCAGCACCGACAGAATCATCAGCCATCATTCCGTTCTCAACAGCATTAGAAGCGATAGTCAAAGCACCACCAGCAGCAATAGCAGCATCACCAGAAACATTACCGAAGATTGCATCTTCAAGGTTTGAGAAGGTGATTGCCTTAAGAGTACCAGCATCAGAGAACAAAAATTCATCTGCTTGAGCAACTCCAGTTCCACCAAGATTACTCTGAGCGGAGATAAGATCATCAGCAACCATTGATCCTTCAACAGCACCAGCGGCAATAGTCAAAGCACCACCAGCAGCGATAGTTGCATCACCAGAAACATTGGCGAAAATCGCATCTTCTAAATTAGAAAAAGTAATTTTCTTTTCAGTTCCATTGTCTGAGAATACAAAATGGTCTTGAGTTTGGTGAAGACCAGTACCACCAAGAGCATTAAGATCATCGATATCGAGAGCGATGACAGAGCTAGCAGCAGTAAGACCAGCACCAGCAAAAAGAGTAGCCAAATCAGCAACAGCATCTTTTTTGTTTGAACCGTCAGTGGCATCGATAAAACCGAAGAAGTCACCATCGGCAACAGCAGCAGTTGAAAGCTCACCTAAGTCAAGCTTAAGAACACCGGAGTCAACTCCGATACCAACACCAGCCATAGCGGCGGCATAATCACCTGTTGCTTCTTTTTTCATAGTGCCATCGGCATCTTGAAAATAAAGGAAGTCAGCATTAACATCTAATACTGCTTCTGCGATACCGGCAAGTTTAACTGTACCGGCAATTTCGGCGTTACCGCCGATATTAAGGTTACCAGAACCAGAGACCGCTCCACCATCGGCAGAGATAGCTCCTTCTTGGACTACGGAACCACTCAAGCGAGCAGCCCCTAATTGAAATTTATAAGCCATATATATTTCCTCCTAAATATAGCATGAGGTAAAGTGTGTCGAGCTACACAAGACACACCAATCCCCTCAACCTAACTAGAGAGCAGTGCTTCGTTTAGAAGAAAAAAAATAATATATTTTTATCTCTCGGCTAGAAGATAAAATATTTGTCCGATCCGTTGCTGTAAACATTAACTGCGGCAAATGGACTTTCTAATCTTATGCTCGAATAATCATCAATTTTTTGAGATCCCGAAGCAATAATAAGAATTGTATGGGCTCCAGCCGTACCGTTTTCATCTTTAAAGATAAGTGCTTGACCGCTTGATAATGTAGAAGCATCAGGCAATCTAATATCTAAATTTGCTGATGCGGAAATACCAATAAAATAATCTGTTGCGGAGGCTGTTATTGTAGAAGATACCTGACGGCGTTTTAATATAAGGCCGGACTGTATGTTTAAAACATTTCCATCAAATGTAAGATTTGCTTCTCCATCAAGATCAGTTGTTGCGGAACCTATGGTAACAAGGCGATTTGTTGCACTGCTATTTAAGGCCGTAATTGCACCACCTTGGGTTAAAACAACATTATTGTTTGAGTCCAGACCAAGAACACTAGAAGTTGTTGCTGTGGTTCCTTGTGCAAGGCCAGCAAAATTCATACCAGAAGATGCCGACAATCTTGAAATAGATAAAGTATCTGTATTTGAATTAAAAGTAAAGGTAGAATCGCCTTCTAATTGCGGTTCTCCACCTACTGATTTATAATATGGTATAGTTCCGGCAGTAGTCTGACCATAAAGATCAAACTGTGTTACATTTTCTAAATTGGTCCCATCGCCGCCGAAAGAACCAGTGAAAGAACCGGAGCCGATAAAACCAGATACAGAAGAGACACTACCAGATAAAACATTGTAGCCCATTCAAGTCTCCCCCTATATCAATAAATAAACCATTTTGATATGCCATTACTATAAATAGTCAATGCTGGGTTATCGCCGGAAAGATCGTAAGTCGCTGATCCATCAATACTTTGACCACCAGCGGCAGAAACAGTTATTTTATCAGAATCAGATCGTGTTGAAGAAGACTCATCTTTAATAATTAAAATTTTACCGGCACCGGCTGTGGCGGCAGAAGGTAATGTTATTGCAATAGCCGAAGTTGCAGAAAGGCCAACTATGGAGTCATGAGCTTCGATGACATATGCAGCTTGGTTTGAAGATGAATAATGTTGCCTAAGACCACCAGAAACAATAGAGACAGAGCCAGTAAATACGTGAGAGTCGCCAGAATCATCTCCAAATCTTGTGCTTCCGCTGGCTTCTATTTCTGTTTTAGTGGTTATGATTGCATCAAATACATTAGCTTTTATAGTTCCACTAACATACATTGTGCCGCTTAAAAAGAAATTATTAGCATCATAATCATATGTTAATTTGTCGCTTCCAGAAATAAACCCTTCGGTCCCACTTGCAAATTGAATAGAGCCATCGGGACCTTGAGCAGGTTTTTGTGCATCTGTAATATGTGCCCAACCAAATTTAGCCATTATTCAACTCCATTAATCCGTAAGTCCAGAACCAGTTAGTGCAAACATACTGCCAGTGGGAATAGTCGTTAATTCAGCAATAACTGTGAAGCTCAACGGTTGTGTTCCAGAGGCAGGATTAGAAATGTAAATTTCTTTACATTTAACATTGAAAGTAAAGCTCTCCATATGAGCAAGCCTTTTGTAGTGAATCCCATCAAGAACACGGCCAGAAGACAAAGAGTTAAAATGAACATCAATACCAGTTCCATCCGATGAGGAAAGTGCATGAACAGTAACACTCTTTGTTACTTTTGGAAATTCTAGTTTAACTTCAACACCATTATTTATGCTTGAACCTGTAATATACGGTGTACCGGCAACTTGATAGCAACCAACACTTCTCAGTCCAGCAGTATAAAACAAATTACTCACTCGCTGACTCCTGATCCAGTCAGTTCAAACATTCTTATAGCAGGTATTCTAGTCAATTCTGCGACAAGCGAATATGCGGTTCCAGTTCCTGGTGCAGATAAATATATCTCTTTTACTTTTACATTTAAATCAAGTGTGGTTGCACCTAGAGAAGAGTCATTCGCTATTTCATAATAATGAAGCCCACTAACAACAGCACCGGAACCAGTAGCAACAAGGTGAACCCTCAATCTTTTACCAGCAGCAGCACTACCGCCTCTTGTGTTTTGTATATGAATTCTTTTAGTTACATAAGGAAATTCTATTTTAAGTTCTTCACCAGAGCCAATAGAATTTGTATTAGCCGCAGAGCCTGTAATCCAAGGAACACCACTGGATATATAAGATCCTACATTGTTTAAACCTGCTGTATAGATATTGCTTTCTGACATGTTTATAATCTCCAACTTAAACTAAATAGTTCGTTTCCTTTGTTTTGCTAACTCTTTTCGGCGTCTTGCATCTGAGCGTTTCTTGGCTTTCCTTCTTCTTTCAGAAGGCTTGATATAGTGGCGGCGTTCTTTGGCTTCTTCTATAATGCCAAGTTTTTTAACCTTTTTATTAAATCTTTTTATTACTCTTTCGATGTTTTCATTCTTTCGAGGTTTTACTTTATAATTGCAAGCCATGTTATTTGTCCACCATTTTCGACCAATTGTGAGCCGAGCCCATAAGGCTGGAAATATCAACACCGGGGTCATGCGATGCGATACCACTCAAAGGACCTTGAGATTGTGTTTGTCCCGGTGCAGGGGCAGATTTTGTTGGAGTTGTTCCCTCAAAAACATTCACACCATTGTATGACTCTGTTCCAATTGCATCAAGAAGTTTTTTCTTTTGCTCTAAAAGATGCTTTCTTTTTTTCTCTCTTGCGGCAGTGTTATCAATTTTTGGCTGGACGGGCTGTGTGGATTCAACAATACGAGTAACACCTGTGCCTTTCATAACTTCTGCTATGACGGTTGACAAAAGACCCTCTTCTAATAAAACTTCATTAATACATTGTCTCACCAAAGGTTTGAGAACCTTTTTCAATTCATCTTTTTTCATTGTTTCCTCGGACTAATCTTTTAAAATCTTTTTAAATAAATTTCCGATAATCTCGGCCTTATTCTCATTAATCTTCTTTTCATAAATAGAAGCGGCGATATTTTTTGGTTTATTATCGGGATAAATATAAGCATCAGGTGTTGATGGTTCGGAGACAATATCAAAACAAATTAGTTCAAAATCTTCTTGAACCATAGAAGCACCCATTTGTTCTTGGACAGAACCCATACCTCTTGACGAGATACCAAGCTTAACACCAGAATTAACAAGGTCTTTTACAACTTTACCTGATGGTGTGTCCAAAATTTTAATCTTTCCGATAACATCGTTACCTTCCCACCAAATATCGGTAATTAAGTGAGATACATTACGAAGATTAATAACTGAATCGTCTGGGTGGTCTAATTCACCTAATGCTCTGTTGTCTTTTACAACACTCTCATATTTTTGTATTTCTCTTCTCAAAACATTACAAGGGTAAATTCTGCCATTGCCATTCTTCTTTTCGCAAGTTTGAATACGACCGGAAAGATAAAGGGCACCATCGGCAACTTCCTTTTTCTCTCTTTCGGTTAAGAGATCTTGACAGATTCCGTCTTTGCATAGTTCATAAAATTCTGTTAGTAATTTTTTCATGTTCCCAACGGCCCACTTCTGATAACAGCTTGGCCATGTCTTCTAGCTTTCTCGACCATTTTATCAAGTGCTTCTTTATCATTTGTTTCGACATAATGAGCTATTTCTGCTACGATAAAGATGCTGATCTCGCTAAGAGTGCCCATCGCGTGGATCACGTCTTGGCGCCCAAGATCTTCAAGGTCTTTTATTAGTTTTTGTTTAGCAGGGGTTCGAACTCGCTGATATCGGCCATCAATTTTTTGAAAAGTGTCGCCAAATTTATCTTCTAATGCTCTGTGCATTTCACGATATTCGTCGGATCCATAGCGTGGCCTCTTAAACTCCGATTCCATCTGAGTGTTTTGCAACTCTTCTTTGATAATTTCTACTAATCTTTCTTTTGTAATCTTCATTATTGTAATTCCTTAAAAAAATGCGGGCGCAACCCGCCCGGATCAGGAGCCAGAACAGCAACGACGAACTGGCTGAAGCATCCATTTAGTTGTCCAAGTCATTTGTCCTCTCCTGTTTTGTTAATTTTTATACCACCATCATTAATTAGCATAGATAAAATGTATGAAGTTCCCGAAGCAACCCAGCCACATATAAACATATTTCCAATGGAGTATTTGAAAGTAAATAGTTCTGTCCATCCGTTTATGAAAAACAAAAACATTCCTACCCAAAATCCCATACACATAGCACAATTCGCCATGTATCCAATAAGACCGTATTGATCCCTTTGGGGTCGGATAGATTCAAAAATTTTAGAATAAACTAAAATCTGTGTTAGGCCGTATGCGGCCAAAATAAACCAAATCATTCCTAAATCCAATTCTATTAATTGTACATTCATTTGCTACTCGTACATGTAACGGCCATAAACATATGAACCAAATATATCTTGTTGTGGTATTGAGCCTTTTTCAGTTTCTTGCGGAACTTCGCCGAGTTCAGTTGAATTTTCAGCATCAGGATCAAGCAACGCATCATCCATCATTTCATCATATGCTTCCATAGATTTAAAATATGGTCTTTCTTCATCCATCCATTGGCTGATTTCATATAAAGAGGCTTTGATCGAATCAAGCTCTTTGGAATCTAAAATTTTAGCTTCAAGAGACCCGTAAACATTTCCACCTTGAATTGAGTCAAAGGCAACAATACCCTTTTTTTTGAGGTGGTCAAATAGTCGGCTCTCTGCTCCATAAACCACTTCGGACATTAAATCTTTAGCAAAGGCGACAATCTTATTTGATTCAAGCATAACAACGATATCTATATCAGCATGATCAAAAATCATTAGATCGCCGTTCAAGGCTCTTCGCATATTTAATTTAAATTCCAGCATTTGTCTGTTGGGATCCACGATCTTAATATTGACCGTCTCGTTTGCTGGTTGTTCGACTGGTTCCGGTGTAGGGTCGGTAATATTTACTTTAATAGCCATTATTCGAGCACCTCAGAAACAAAATCTTGAATATAGAACACTTCTCTTACTAATTCTTCGGTAATTGGAGTTTTCTTATAATTTTCAAGCTTCTCAAGAATTCTTTGAGTATTGTTATAGAATTCTTTATTATTTTTAATTTTATCTGTCTCGGAACATTTTGAGACCTGCTCTTTAAGACGGGCCACTTCTTCGTTCAAAAACGATTTAAGACCAAGGCCATTATCCGAGAAAGAAGTAATATAGTTTGTTAAGAGATCCTTTTGTTCTTTGCGAAGTGTCTTATCATAGGTTTCATTAAATTTATTAACGAATGTCTTATACTCTAAACTATCAATATGTTTCATTTCTTGTTTTTCTTCTGCCTTTGTAGAAGAAAGCATTCCAACAACTCTTTGTTCCAAAATTAAACGAGTTTTGGCATTTGTATTATCTGAATGGAAATACTGGTATAAAGAACCGATGTTTTTATAATTTGAGATAAAGTTTGAGAAAACTGAATTTGAAAGAGATTCGTTGATTTCTTTGATCAAAGCAGTCTGTTGGTTGAAGATCTCTTTCTTATCAAGATTATTAAAGTCTTTTTTGACCTCAAATAAAAACCTTTGAGAAAGATTCGGAGACATTTTATCTGCTTCTAATACAGATTTATATATCTCTAGTTCTCTTTTCAATGGAGATCCAGCATTAAAATATTTTTTAATGGTCTCTAATATATTTTGTTTTTTGTCTTCTTGTCCTCGGACAATTGCTTTTGTTAATTCTGTGATTAATGATTCGTAAAGAAAAGCGGTGTTTCTTTTCTTATTGTGTTTTACTCTCATTCTCTTTATTCTCCAAATGTTTTAAACTTTCCAGAAGTTTGTTTACCTCTGTTGATGTATTAAATAGTTTTTCTTCTTCTATTTTATCTAGTGTTTTATTTTCTGTTATGCCTCTGGCTAATGAATCTAATCCACCGAAACCTGTCTTACCTTTAAAGATGCTTCTGGTTGTGTTTCCATATTCACCTGTGGCTTGATTTTTCATTTGTTTAGATAGACCACCTTTGCGATATTTTAATTGATGTTTTTTATATGGGCCTCTTGATTTATCATCATCTCGTTTGCCGGGTGCTGCGAGTAGGACATCATCATCTTCTCCACCGGCCCCTTCATCGCCTCCTTCATCACCGCCTAGATCAAGTTCATCATCGCCGCCGAGATCAAGTTCTCCACCGCCAGTATCGTCACCGCCGAGATCAAGTTCTCCACCGCCGCCTTCGCCTTCGGGTGCTTGTCCCGCTGCTTCAAGGTTTGCCATAAATTTCCTGTCGAAAAACATTTCTCTTTGCATTCTAATAAATTCATCTTCGGAAATACCAAACATATGCTCGGCAATCCAACGCATGGAAAAGAAACCTTCAGTAGCCGCACCTGCAACATCAAACTTGGTTTTCCAATGTTCAAGCTCTTGAAGTTCAGCTATCTTTGATGGGTTGTTTAGGGCCAGATCAAAAGCCAACAAATCATCGCCTCTGAAACCTAAAGTGAAAAGATGTATAATGCCGATCTTTTCAAGCTCTGCAATTACAACTCTTTGTAATCTTTGAATTGTTCTAGCAAATCGAATGTCCTTTTGAGCCAAAGTTGTTTTGTCTTCTTGTGCTCCATCTCCCATTACAAGGTATGATTGTGGAACTTTAAGAGCAGCAAACAATTTTTCTCTTAAATATTTAACATCCTCCACGGTTCCAGTGAACTGGCCACCGGGAAGGTTTTGTATTTCTGTTCCAGAAGCACCACCGCGAATAGGAATGAAATAATCTTCTTCAATTGAAAGAGGATTATAGCGAAGATCAACACGACCTGTTTTTGGATCAACAACTTGGTGCCTCTTCATTTGAGTCATGACTTTCTGCATGTACTGTTCTACATCGTTTGGTGCGATATTTCCAACATCAATTTTGAAAACTCTTCTCTCTGGGCTTCTTACGATACGATAAGCCATCATTGCATCTTCAAGAAGAGTTAATTGTCTCCAGATACGACGAGCAGGTTCGAGAACCGAAGTACCATAAGGAGCATGTTTATCGTTTCCAAGAATACGGAAGTGGGCCATTTGCCAGTTTTCTAAAGTCATGCCAGCACTGTTCCACTGATATTGAACATAATTTGGATTAGATGGATCTTCGCCTTCTAATCTTTCAATTTCTTGAGGAGGTAACCCAATACAACTTCGAATGCCCATTTTATCATCAATATCTAAATATAAAAATAAATCTCCATATTTACACATCGTTCGAGACCAACCAAATAGGTTATGATCAATATTCAAAACATTATGATATAAAGAATGTAAAATAGATTTTATTTCTTC